TTGGTCAACAAAAGCGTCTACTTGATAATCAGCAGGATTTGTTAATCCTTCATTATCAGTCATATTGTTGATACCATTTTGCCATCTTTCAAATGCATTTCTCAATTTAAAGTCTGTGTCATTTATTACAGTAATTGTCCAATCTGCAATTACCCTATCTCCAGCAATTTTAATATTTCTACCACGAAATGGTACAGATACACTACCTATAGTCATATCAGGTAAACTTGTTGCTTGACATAGATAAGATAATGTTTCGATTTCACCACCTACCTGAGCGTAACCAGGAAAAGGCATTACTACCTTAAACTGATTGGCACGAGCGCCGCCGCCTGATAGTTTAGCTTTAAAATCTGTTATACTTGCCATTTTTTAAATCTCCTTATCCTGCGACTTCATCAAATGCTACACCACTTCTGGTTGCAACAAATTGAAGTTTTATGAAATTGATTGAACGATTAGGTTTGACAAATATTTCTGCCACAAATTCGTTTCTATCAACAACATCGCCTGTGTTATTTGTATTATCACAAACTACTAAAAAGTCTGTAATACCCCTTCGCCCTTGCACTTCTCTCAAGAATGGTTCAACAATTGCTCTAAAGTTTGCTCTTGTAAATTCATCATTGAACTCAAAGAGTTGAAATTTAGAAGCAGTTGATATCGCCTTTTCTAATGTAATGAATAATCTTCTTACATTAATTCTATCAAAAGCACTTGGTGATGATAATGCTGTTTTATCTCCAAACAGAACAGTTCCTTGTCCTGGGAAAGTACAAACAGGATTAACTCGTTTCATATATAGTTCATCTCTTTGTGATTTAGATGGATTAAACGCAAGTTTAACAGCACCTCTTATATTCCCTCTGTTGAAACCAGCAGGTGAGAACCAAGCGTCTGCCACTAAGTCTGTTCTTGCAGATAGACCAGCAATATCTCCGTTCAAAGGAACGAATCTATAAACATCACTATATTTGTCATACATATATTTGTAACCACTATCAAAAACAGCATAAGATGATGAGCTTCTAGAAGAATAAAAATCTAGAACATTATCTTTTTGTGTTTCTGAGTTTGTTATATTTACTACATCTGCTCTTTCTGGTGAAATAAAAACAACAGCGTCTTTTCTATTTTCAGCAATTGTTACTAAGTTATCAGCATGAGCACCGGTGCCAGCACCAGCAATGATTAAACCAACATCTACTGTATCAGCGTCTTGGTATTTTTCATATGCAGTTTTCTTTTGTCCTACTGTAGACGCCGAACCATCATTACCACCAGATAGTGATTCTAATGTTGGTGTATTTACAGCAGTAAATGTTGTTCCAGCAGAAGCTGAACCCCAATTAGTTCCTGATGTGTTATGGTCCATCCAATATATATATTCAGATTTTGCATAAATTACATCTGGGTAATAATTGTTATCTCCTTGAGGAGATTTAGCATCAGACGCTTTTGATAATTTCTCAAAAGATTCTAAGACTGAACCAGGTACTCCTGTGATTTCTCCATCTTCGTCTACTACGACAACATGAATTTCATCTCCAGAGCCTGAACGGTCTGTAACATAAGGTGAAGTAGCTGGACCTGTTCCTACTGAATCGTAGAATCTCCATCTTCTTCTTACATTACCGCCATCTGTTAAAGTTGTTTGTAAACCACCACTTCCACTCTCTTTTTGTACGATAGTTAAATCGTGAGTAGAAATACCGGTTATTCTATATTGATGTCCATCATCATAGTCATTAGTTGCAGCTGTTGTTGAGAAAGATATAATATCTCCCACAGTTAAAGTAGAACCAGCAGTTACAGTTACAACAGTATCTCCGACAGCAGTTGAGCTATCATTGACTGTAGTTGCAGCTTCTGTTTCATACGCAGTTGCACTAGGACATGTTGACACCAATAGACTATTTCCCCACGCACCAGCAGTTCTACTAGCAAAAGTTCCGACAACGCCAGAACCATCAGCATAGTTATCTTGATAGTGTGTAGTATTCATAATCTGTATTCCACTTCCTGATGTAGAAGCGTTTACAAGATTAGTCTGTGCAGCTCGTACTACTCTTAATGAGTTAGAGTATTGTAAAAAGTTAGCAGCTGAAAAAAAGTCTTCAAAGTTACTTGAATCAGGTTTTCCAAATGTATCTACTAAATCATTTTCACTAGATATACTTACTATTTCATCCAAAGGTCCCTTTCGGAACTCACCAGCAAAAGCGCCGATAGAAGTTGAAACAGCAGGAATAATCCTAGTTAAATCTCTCTCTTGTACGAGAACACCAGGTGATACTTGAAATGCCATAAGGTTATTCTCCGTTAATTTTCTATTAAATTAGTGACCACTATTGTATTATTCATACTCCATAGATAAAAATTTTCACTGCTTCTATTTATAAAACCAACAAAGTCTAAACCCTATTCTCCCTTACGAACAACTGGATGCCAAACATCTCCATACATATCAACCTCGGTTTCTTCTCCGGGTCTAGTGATTCCATCATCTACAAAACCAAAAGGTGCCATATCTTGTTCTATAAGATTTTGTTGTTCATGATATAATTGACTTCTGATATTTGAATCAGTTAATTCTTTGAAATAATCTTGGTTAGATAACCAACCAAATATAACTAAACACATCATCAAGTCATCATTACTACCATCTTCAGCCTGCCATGATGTACCTCTTTTTGAGAATGTAGACATTTCTTCTATAATATTAAAATCATTTACAATAACTTTGTCTGATTCTAATAATGTTTTAATATTTGAACATCCTAGTTTTTTAATTTGTTTTGTCATTCTGACACCGAGAGATGAACCTCTACCAGAAAAACCAGAACCTAATACTTGACCAGCACGACCTCTTTGAGTAGTCATTAATAAGTTTTCGTATTCACATTCATATTGTAATGTATCAGATATTTGTTGTCCCAAATCATTTACTTCTACTAATACATGTGCTTTATTGAAACCATTACATACTTGTTGTATGATGTTTGGAAAAACAAATGGTTTTACTTCATTGTTTCTATATTTTGCAACCACTTTATAAGGTACTTGTGAACAATCAAATATAATAAACGCCGAGTAATCTTTAGTTGTGCCTCGAGCAACATCAACAGTACATACATAGGTTTTATCTTTATCAGGTTTCTCATACATATCTAACCCACCTCTTGATTCAATAGGTACTAAATGTGCCATTGCTTTAATTTTAGTAGGTGATATTAAAGTATCAACAGAACCTAAGAAATCACATTCAAACTCTTGTTGGAATTGCTCAGCAGATGTATTTCGTATTGTTTCTTTTTTCCATGCTTCATCACGACCAGGTACTTCTGACCAATGCACTTCGATTGGGTGATAGTTATTATTGTTATTCTTGGCGTCTACCCACAATTTATAAAACATATTCATACCACGAGGTGTAGATACAATTATCATCTTAGTTTTTTGTCCAGAAGATATTGTAGGATATACAGATGAGAAAAACTGTTCGGCAATATTTGCCGGTACGAAAGCAAACTCATCTAAGAATATGATGTTATATGAACCACCACGAATTGCACTTGAAGATGTTGAGGCGGCTACGATACTTGATTTATTTTCTAACTCTATAGAACCTTTGTTCCAGTTAATTACACCTTGTTGTAACCACTTAGGCAAGTTCTCATATGCAAGTTGTAATCTACTCAATATATCTCTAGCAGTAGATGATTTGTTTGCTAATATAGCAATGTTAGAGTTTGGGTTAAACAGTGCGTAATGCAATAGATAAGACACGATGGTAGTTGATTTACCAGACTGTCTAGGCAATTTACATATAGTAAATCTTTCATCATGCATAGTAGACACCATGTCTTCTTGGAATCCATACAAGTTAAACGGCACTAGGCCTTCATCTAATGATACAATTTGTATATAGTTACGAATAAAGTATACAGGGTCTTTTTCGCACTTACGAAATTCTAGAACCTGGTCTTTAGTAAATTCTACAGGAGTATTTACTTTTTTTAAATTAGGATTTCCTAAATAAGCGTCAGACATATATTCCCTCTATGTGAGTATAACCCAATTTCATAGCAGTAGTAACTCGTTGACTACCTTTTATTACTTTTAATAAACCTGTTTTATATTTTTTACCTAATGCACCATAAGTGCCTTCATTTGTACATATATGTACCTGTATAGGATTTATCATTTCGGCACCATTTAATATATCTTCTAAAACAAATCCGTGTTTAGTTATTGCTAAATCACTTATCGGAAATATCTTTGTGTTTGGCATTAATGATTTTGCTTTTAATATTTTCATCTTTTTTTAACATCTTTTGTAGTTCAGCAGTTGAACCAACAAATAAAGCATTTTGAATTTTTGTGTCGGCAGTTTTTGGTAGTTCTTTTAAGTCTTTTAATTTTTTATTTAAATCTTGCAATTTATCAACAGTATCACCTACATTTTTTATTAACTGACCTGCTACTTCATATGCTCTTGGATGTTCTCCTTCTTTTGCAACAGATAATATTCCATCTATTGCTTCTTGTCCTTTTTGTATTAAGTCGTAGTATGATTCTCTACTGTACTTATGGTCGTTATCAACATCATCTTTTTTCTTATCATCTTTTCTAACGACAGCAGGTGGCGTTGACTCTTTTTTAGAATCTTCTGTTTCTACTCCTAGATATTTGTTTATTATATCATCTGTACTCATATTACTATTTATCTATTCTCTTAGTGAAATTAGGCATACCTGCACCCAATCTTTTATCCCAAGAATCGTTTGTTATTTTTTTTGTTTCTCTATAATGTAAAAAAACTTGACTACAAGAGTTATCAGTTAGTGGTGCTCTCCAGTGTTCACATTCACTTCCTAAATATAACATACAATCACCAGGTTCTAACAAAACTTCTTCACCCTTTTCACCGGGAGAAATATATTTAGTAACACCATTTACTTCTTCGTGTTTACCATTTTCTGGATTAGTGTCTATATAAATGGGCCATGGGTCTCCACCTAAATTTATCGTACCTGATATTTCGCATGATAACCTATCTTTATGTCTTGGTAACTCATCTCTTATTCTATAATTTCTAGCATAAGTATACATTTCAGTTAATTCTAATTCTGTTTCTTTTTCAATTCTAGGTTTTAAGTCTATTAACATATTATCAAACAAGGTGTCACCATATATACAGTATGCACCTTTAACTTGTGGGTCATTAAAAAATCCATAATCTTTAGAAAAAGGATTTATCATATTATTTTCTATAAGAGTAATACACACTCTTTCTTTATTTAATATATAATCATAATAAATTTTTGTAACCTCTTCTGATAATATTTTTTTAATCACTATATATTTTTTATTATGTAAACTCATTTCCAATGTTCTCCTAATGTCCACATTACTAGTGAATATCTTTTACCTGATGTTATTGGTTCTACTTTATGCCATAAAAAACTAGGAAATACAACAATAGAACCTTGTTGTTTAAATCCAGGAGGCGGACTTATTAT